AGGCATGAGCCACGCCCGAGGTCGCGTACCAGTTGATCGCCGAGCCCTGGGCACCGGTGGCACCCGTGGCGCACGGCATCTCGAACACGCCTTCAACAGCCAGAGCGCCGAGCGCGCCAGCGGCGATCGCACGGGGGGCAACGCCCACGAGCGAACCGATCACGACCACGTCGCCAGCCGCCACGGCCGAGCCGGGCGTGTAGTCGAGGAGGTCACCATCCTGAACGTAAGAAGCCATCGAAACACCTCTTCAGAGAAATGGGGGTTGTTGGAAGAAAGCCCCGTCGGGCTGGCACGACCGCCAGCCCGACGGGTCACAGGTTTGCAGGACTACACGTCCATCTTCACGCCGCCGAGGTACTCGGCCTGCGCCACGCCCACGTCCCAGAAGCCACGCATCTGGATGCCGAGGACGTTGAAGTCAGCATCGGCCGTCTCGACGATCGGGCTCTGCTGGCCGTTGAGGAACGCGACCTCCATCGTGGCCAAGTCGGCCGGCGATGCGAGGAGGTAGTAGTCGCTCGCGTCGGTCAGGTAGCTCGAAGAGACCACCTGATACCGACCCTCGAACACGTTCGTCGAGGGCTGGCCGCTCGTGTTGCCCGACGCGATCTGCGTCGAACCCATGAGCTCGGCCGCCGTGACTTCGAGGTCCACGGGCACGAGCAGAATCCGCGGCTGCACGGCGACGGGGTTGCCGTCGGCGTCCTTGAGCTTGCGGAACAGCGTGACGGCTTCCTTCAGGCCCGCCATCGACAGCGCCGCGGCGGAGGTCTTCTTGTTGCCGCGAGCCGTCGTGAAGAACGAGCCATCGGCCTTGAAGGCATCCCAGAACAGATCATTCAGGGCAAGCGCCCCTCCACGCCCCAAGCGTTGAGGTACGGCGGTGAGGGCACCGAGATCGTCGTTGATCAGGTCGGTACGGGTGACCGAGGTCATGATCCCGTAGGTATCCGCGCTGATCGTCCGGCTCTCTTCGGAGGCCGCGGCGTTCTTCAGTTCCCCGCCGTTGGCGACCTTCTGGAACTTCATCGACCCGTTGAGCCGGTAGCTCGTGTAGGTCTTGAGGTCCGAGACGCTGCGGGTCGAGGAGATCTGCCGCCACGAGTCTTCGACGCTGTTGAAGCCAGCGAGCAAAAACTTATTGACGGTGCTCGAGAGGATGCCCGAGATCGAGTGGGTCGCCCACGCGGCCTGGAGGATCGGACGCAGGGTAGCAGCGGTCAGGCGGCGAGGGCCGTCGTAACCGTTGGCCTCGGCCGCAGCGACAAGCACTTCGCCGAGGGACGTGGTGCGCTTGGCCTTGTGGGCCGCTTCCAGCGTCTTCTCGTCGAAGAACTTCTCAGCCTGCGGCAGGCCGCCCTGAAGGGCAAACGCCGCTTCGATGACGGCCGTCTGGTTCTCGGGGGCCTTGGCGACGTGAACCGCCGGGGCGGCGGGCCGCTCGTCGCGGGTGGCGTGGAGCTTTTCCATCTTGGTGACCTTGTCGTTAAGGATTTCGATCTGAGCCTTGAGAGCCGCGCTCTCGTCGGTGGCCTCGACCTTGGGGGCTTCCACGGCGACGCTCGCCGTGGCTTCCACGACCGGGGTCTCAATGACCTCGGCAGCGGGCTTTTCGTTGGCGTTGTCCGCCATGAGGAGCTCCTCTGCGGCCTCTTCAGCCGCGATAGAGACGGCGGTGCTACGATCCGCCCCAAGGGTTACGAAGGAGGTCTCGCGTAGCGTCGAGGCCCTGACGATGCGGACAGGCCCGGCGTGGGTCTGCCCGTTTGCGGTGGTGGCTTGGTCTTCACCAAACCGGAGATGACGGCCGACATCGGCACCGACGCTCGCCTGCCACTGGTAACCAGCGGCGGCCAGCGCGAGCACCTGGCGAGCGGCGTCGTTGTCGGCGAGGATTTCGCCCTCGACGATCAACTGCCCGCCCTGCACGCTCGGCGTGCCCTGCCCGAGGATCGACCCGAGCGAGTAGTCGTGGCCGATCACAATCGGGATCGTGCTCGGAAGGGTCATCCCCGCGAGGTCGATCACGACCGGCTCGCGGCTCCACCCTTGGCGGATCGGAGCCCCGGTGTAGGCCACGATGCGGAACTTCTTCGGTCCCGGCGCGGCTTCGCCGTCGGCAGCCTGAAGGAACGTGACATCGGTCGAGAGTTTCAGATTGTCGGCCATAGTTCACCCAAACGTGATGAGGTCGAATTCGTCGTCGTCGTGATCGAAGTCCTAGGTCATGCGTCTTGCTCCTGGGCGGGGGCGGGCTGCGGGGCCGCGTCTGCGAGCGTGAGATCGAGCTCACGCATCAAGGCCCGCTCGGCGGCGATCTGCCGCAACTCCACGTCCCACCGCTTGCCCTGCCGGGCGTATTCGCTCGCGAGCGAGGTCGTGAGCGTGCGGAGCCTCGTCTCGGCGGCCGTCGCCTCTTTGCCGGGATCAACGTGGTCTTTGCCGTCCCACACCCACGCCCAATTCCATTCCGAGAAGGGCGGTAGACCGGCAGGCAGAATGCCCGCGAGCGTCGCTTCGTTGACCCACGCCGAGAGGACGCGGTCCAGCATCGTCCGCTCCAGCTGGTCGCGTTCGACCCGCTGGTTCATCGCGTGGACTTGGTGATCCATGCGACCGCTGGCGTAGTTGTAAGACGACGAATCGAGGGCGGCGACGTTGTAGGGCAGGTTCAGACAGCGGGCGATTTCGTTGAGAATCGCACGCACGAACGCCGGATATTGCGTCGTCGGTTGCTCGGCCTTGAGTTGTGCGACATCCCACGCTTCGGGCAATGTCAACATCATCCTCTTGTGGATCTCGAGCTCGGCGAACGGCTCGACCTCGGCGACCTCGGCCGCCGGGCTGTTGGTCTTCACGAAGGCCGCGAAGTCCGCAGCAGTCTCGGCCGCGGCAATCACCGCCTCGGTATAACGCCGCAACTGGCCGAAGAGCTTGAGCGCGGGGGCCACTTGCGGCACGCCACGATGCTGACCCGGCCGCACCGGCTGAAACCAATGCACCATCTGCGCCGCCGGCACACGCTGGAATTGCAGGTTGTTGACCCGATAGTTGCTGCCGGGGTGGAAGTTGAGAACTTGGTAGGCGACGACGTTGCCGATCTGGTCGAACTCGATGCCGTCGACGATGTTGCCTTCGGGCGTGATCGTCTGGCTCATGAGCTCCGTCGGCGTCGCCACCATTTCGGCCTCGACGAGCCGGATGTCGAGCGTCACGCCGGGCAGCCGCTCATTGGTGATCATGAGGGCGAATGCCTCGCCGTCGACCACCAGGGCCTCGCGCATCGTCCGAAGTTTCGCCGGGAGATCGACGAGCCAGCCCCAGTCGAAGAACATCCGCTCGACCTCGCGAGCCGCCTCGTCGTCGCCAATGTCGAGTTGCAGCCGTGGGCCGGTGCCGATCAGGTCGGTGGCCAGCGTCGAGGAGATGCCAGCGAGATAGGAGTTATTCGCCCGCTCGTAGCGAGCGCGGTTGCGCAGCGTCCGCCGCACGCTCGGTGAGAGGGCCGCGTCGGCCGCGAATGCGTCCGCGCTCGCCCAATGGCGATGGTCGTCGCCGCGCTCGGCGGCGTCGTACTTCGCGCGAGTCACCGGCACCACGGTAGGCCGTGGCGTCTGCCGTCCTCGGAAGAGGTCGAGAAACGCCACTAGGTCGCCCCCGGCGGGATGAGCTTGTTGAAACGCAGCCCGCGGCCCTTGCTCGAGGTGGCGGCCTTGGCAGCGAGATACTTGTCGGCCGCGATCTGCTCGCGCAGGTCGTGGGCCTCAACTTCGCCGGCGTCGGTGCGGACCCTCTTCGGCTGCTGGGCCGCCTGCTTGAGGGCTTCGGATACTTCGTCGCTCATAGCAGCGACGGTAGGGCAGAATGCCCATCGACCCGGAGGGGGTGTGGCGACTAATTCGCCGCCATCGCAAGCCCGACATTCGCCAGCGCGTAGCCGAACCACGCGATCGCCATACCCGGGCGACCCTTGACGGTATTGGTCAACCGCCACGACGAGATAGACCACGCCCACGGCGAGAATCAGCGGCGCGCTCATGTTCCTAGCCTCTTCACTGTGATTGTCTTGCGACCGTTGGACGCCGTCGGGAGCGCCACCTTCTTCCGCTGCCGCCCCCCGGCCTCGGTGGACGCCGGCTGCACGCCCGCGATGCTCGCGGCACATGCGGCCCCGACCAAGCAATCCCACCAGTGATTCTCAAACCGCGTGCCAGAGAGCTTCCACTCGTCCACCACACGGCCCCGGCTGCTCTCAGTCCGCACCGGATATTCGTTCGTAAGGTGCTCGAATAGCAGGTCGTGCTCGCCGGCGCAGAACATGATCGCCTCCGGGTCGCCGCTCGCGAGCCGCAGCCGGGCCGCGACGAAGGATTTCCAGTAGTTCGTGTCATAGGTCACGCTCCGCTGGCCGTTCACCTGCCCGATCCGCCAGTTGAGCCCGATCCGGTCGCCGCGGGCCTTGCCCTTGTCGGTGAGCGCGGGCGATGAGGCCCCGATGCCGCGACCGTGGCTCGGCAGCAGCAGCGTTGCGTAGGGCGACCGCTTCACAAACGTCCGCACCGTCTGGGTCGATTTGCCCCAGTTCGCGTCGATCATCATCTGGCCGATGCGCAGGTTGGTGCCGTCCTCGCGTTTCCAGTCCTTCGACAGGAGCAACTGCGTGACCTTCTCGAGCCCGGCCGTGAGCGACGCCTCGAAGCCAGCCCCGTTGGCCGCCTTCGCGAGCGTCCGCTTGGCACTGCCCGCCTCGAAGAACGAAACGCCCTGGTCGGGGTAGACGCCGTAGTGGACGACGTGGCCGCCGAACTGCTCCGACCACGACGCAACGAGCCAGAAGAGAACGCGATCCTGCACGTCGATGAAGGCAGTGAGTTGGTGGTGGTTTGCCGGCACGACTCCCTTCGCCAGCGGCGTCGCCCGCAGCGCGAGCCCGCGCTTGTCGAGCTTGTCGCTCGCCACGTCCTCCGCGATCGGTTGGTTTTGGTACTCCGCCCAGAATGCCGCCTCGCCGCGGTCGATGCGGAGATTCCATGCGTGCTGGATCGCCGTCGACTCGTCTTCGTTCTTCCGCTCTGGCCACGCCACGCGAGCCCCAGCGTCCATTGCCGCCTGCCGCTCCGCGTAGAACGCATTCGCCTCGTCGGTGCCAGTGCCATTGCGCTGGCCCGAACGGCGCAACTCGCCATATTCAAGCCAGAGGTCTTCCGCCGTCGGCCAGTCGTAGACGAGCTTTGTCCGCTCGCCCTGCCACGCCGGATGTCGCGAACGGTCAAGGAGCCTGTCGGCCAGGTCGTCTGGCCGGATGACCGTGATCGTGCAGAGGCCCGCGATCTTCGCGCCCGGCCCGGCGAGGCCAAGGATCGCACCAGAGAGGATCCGCTCGCGGGTCTGGCACTGCGACGGGCTGGCTGCGCTCTCGTCGGTCTGCGGGTCGTCGATGAGCACCAGCGAGGGGCGTAGCGTCTTGCCGTCCGGCCGCGTGTGCTTGAGACCGCGGATGCGTCCCGTGATGCCCGCCACGCGAACGCAGGCCCCGGCGGACGGGGAGCCCTTGATAAACGGCAGCGTAATCTGGTCGGCGGCCCAATCCATCTCTGTCGGGCGGCCCTGGTAGGTCTGCCCCTTCGCCCGCTGGGCGATGCGGTCGAGTGCCCGCACCGGATGGCACGCCTCGGGGAAATCCTCGTAGAGCGTGTCGTTGTTTTCGATCTGGGCCTTGAGGCTGTCCGCCATGCTCGAGGCGATCGTCTGGTCCGCACCGACCAAGACGATGAACTGCCGATGCCCGTAGAGCATCGCCCACAGACAGGCCGCCTCGGAAAGCGTGGTCTTGCCCGACCCACGCGGCATCGCGAACGCGAACAACTCGCCACGGAGGACGGCGGCCTCGATCTTGGCGATCGCCGTCAGATGGTCCGGCGACCACGCCAGCGGAAACGACTCCGCGAGGTACGCCTCGCAGAAAAGCCGGAAGTCACGCTCGCACGTCTTGCGACGCTTCGCGTCCTTGACCGGCGGCAACTCGCCAATCTCGCGACCCTTCGCCGACATCTGACGCTTGGCATCAGACGCGCGAGCCTTGAAGCGATCGTAGGCCGTGGCTGGCTGGCTGGATTTGGTCACGCCAGCGACGTTAGGAAAATCACTCGCCGGCCAGCAGGGGGTAGGGTTTTATAAAACCCGGCTAAACGCGGGAATAACCATGTGTAAAAGGAAGGCTGCTCGCGGCTTGGGGCTTGGCTTCAACGCCCAGGAAGGACCCACCAGTGGGGGGGGGTATGGGTGCCAGTCTGGCAGTAGCATTTTGCAACAGTGTTGCATTTTGCGTCATCACGACTCCATCGAACTGTGAGCCTTCGCAGCCGCGATCTCGTTTGCCAACGCGACGAGGTCTTCAGTCGCCACGATGACGAGAGAACGCTTCCCATTGCGTCTATGCCACACGATTGGCACCTTGCGTCCTGCGTCGCTCTTCGCCTGATCAATCGCAGCGTAGAGATTCAACGCCTCTACACGCTTCGCCTCGACGTGAATGTTGACGCCTTCGAGCACGACATCGGGTGAGTCAGGGCCGCCCTGGAACTGGACGCCCCTTCGTGCGTCGCAGCCCAGGAGCGACCCAAGCTCGGCCGCTGCCTCGCGTTCACCGCGCTTTCCCTTCTGTCGGCTCATGCGTCCCATCAATCGCCTTCCTGGTCGCATGACCAACCGACTTGTTTCAACTGATTGATGAACCATTGCGTTTCAAGATAGTCCATAGGCTCGCCAGCGGCTTCGGAGCGAAAGTGAATGACCATTACGTCTGGATCAGATTCGTTCCACGAAACAAATGACACTGGACCATTACACCAACCCGCGATGCTGGAAACGGCTTTCGATTCAAGCAACGACAGCCTCGTACCCACAGGCGGAACGCAAGGCATCGAAACTATCTTGGTGGCGTACACCGGCGCTTTTACTTGGTTAGCGGAAATCAGTTGCGTTCCGTAAAAACAAAAAGACAGCTTTACGCTAATCATCGCTGCCCCTTCTCCTTCTGGCGACTCGTACGACCCATACGTCACTCGTACCTGATGCACGCGAACCACGCGCGTCGCGTCGGCGAAAACGCCACGCCCTTCTCGACGATCCTGTAGCGACCGTAGTAGCAGCAATTCCTCAGAGCCGCCTCTGGCGTCGGCCCCATGCCGATGCCTTCCCTGCGGCCTCCTGCGCGTCCACAGTGACGCAGGACGCCCGTGCGAGCCATGTGCTCGGCGTCGTCCTGTGCCGTCGTGATCGTCGTCGTGATGACGACGCCATCAGCCAGGGCCACGCTTCCGCCAATCAACGCCATCGCCAAGAAAAACGATTTCATCCTTGAAACCTCATTGGGGGTGGGGGGGTCTTTCCGCTCGTCATCTTCCTTGCCGCGTCAAGCCTCGGCCCGCTTCATCGCGAAGTGGCGTCGCCGCAACTCGCGCTTGCGGTCCCGAATCTCTTGCGGCGTCGGATCTGGCACGCTGTCGAAGCGCACCGAATCCCTTTCTTCCAAGCCAAACTTCTTACGGGCGTCGTAAACAAACGACCTCGTCACGCCGAAATGAGCGGCGATGTCGCGGGCGTGCATCTTCGATTCCCAAAGCTTTTGAAACTCTTCCTTGTTGACGTGGTAGTAGCGATCCATCTCAGTCCTTCGCCAACGGCATGACCACATTGCGGCGCTCGCCCGCGCGAAACACCACGGCCGACTCTGCGTTTTCTGCTTCGATCTCGACCGTCTCGGCCGGATCGATCGTCCGCAGCCACTCGACCGCAAACCGCGGTTCGATCTTCACCGTGCAAGGCGTGCCAACCTCGACCAGATCGCAGGTCGCCGACGACTCGCCGTATTCGCTCGACCGGGCCTGCACGAACAGGCCTTCCTTGGTGAACGCCCACGTCGTGCCGCGGCTGGCCTCGCTCTCGCAGATCGCAGCCATCTCGCAGGCGTGCAAGAGGCTGCCAACGACGGCCAGAGACGGGCGGATATTCGGCCGCTCGGGCTCCACATCGCGCCACCGGGGGAATCTTCCTTCGAGCAGCGTCGCCTCCACCACAGTGCCGGCGATCCGCGCGATGAGCTTCTTCCCGGTCGTCTCCAACTGAATCGCCTCCTCCTCGCGATTGGCGAGCTTGTAGAGCACGTCGATCACGCGACGCGGCACCAGCGTCTCGCGGTCGTCGAGATCCTGGTCGAGCTCCGTCGAAGCGATGCACATCCGCCGGCCGTCGCTGGCCACGCAGGTGAACTCGCCATCCTTGAAGTCGATCAAGACGCCGCCAAGAGCGAAGCGGCTCGTCTCGTTGTCCGTCGCGAACCTCACCGTCCCGACGAGGGCTCGGAACTGGTCGCACGGCAGCCTGCCGATTGGATCGCCGCTGGCAGCGCCGCCAACGGGGAACTCAAGGGCATCCTCGACCGGGAGCCGCCAGGTGCCGCCACCGCTGGCGATCGTGCACGACGAGCCATCGGGTCGGATCTCGATCTCGTCGTCCGTCAGCGTGTTGACGATCGACTGGAGCCGGGCAAACGGCAGGAGCACGGGCTCGCGAACGCCTTCCAGCGGCGTCGTGATCATGAGCTCGAGGTCCGTCGCCGTCACCGTGTCATCGCCGATCCTGACGTTTTGAAGGATCGGTTTTGGGCTTCGGGTTGGCACGGCAGCCGCTACGCAACTCAGGGCAGTGCGGAGCGCCGATGTCGAGAGGCTTATGCCAGTCGATGCCTTGGGGGTCTTCTTCGTTTTCGTTGCTGTTGCCATTTTGCTTCCCTTCAAAAAGTGAAATGCCGACGGCGAGGCCGACGACAAATGTGAATCCATTCACCAAACAACCAAGCAAAACCAGAGCGATGCTTTCAAACCTCATGCTCGGGCCTCCAATTGCTCGAGGATCGCTGCCTGTCGCTCCAAGCGATCGCAGAGAGCCTCGATAACCTCATGGCTCCACTCGTGGAGCTTCCGAGAGTCGTCGTCGATGTCGTCGGCCCAGGCGTGAATCGCGCACATGAGCGCGAGCGCCTTAGGGGCGGGGGCCTTTTCGGGATTGCCCTTCATCGTGTGCCTCCCAGCGGCCGGATCGTGCGGCTGTGCCGAGGGCTCCAAGAAATCCAGCCACGGTCGCGGAGCAGCCGCAGGTGGCACATGGCACCGTTTGGCGAGGCCCAGCCGAAGTGCTTGCACAGTTCGCGGATCGTTGGCCCGTAGCCATTGGCCTCGCAGTAGTCCACGATCGCGTCGTAGACCTCGCGCTGGCGGGGCGTGATGGGCTGGGGCTCGGTTTCTTTTTCTGCTGCGGTGGTCATGTGCCCTCCTTGGCGGCTGCTAGTTTTCTACGGGTTCGTTCAAATGCTTCGGCGACTTCGCCGGTGAATGCTTTTGGTGGTGCTGGGCCGTCGCCGAAATCGCGGCCACGCTGCGGCTCGCCCTTCGGGTTGTCGAACGAACCGCCGAGCACCTTGTGAGCCCAGCCAGGCTTCACGAACTGGATCAGCGTCATCGGGGTTTTGAAGTACCGGCATTCGCCGATACGCCCGATGGCTTCCATTGCCACGTCAAACCAGCCGGGCTCGGATAAGCGGTCTTCCCAGCCGTCAGGCGGGGTTGCTGGCGTCCACCTGCGCCCCTTGCCGGCATTCCATGCCGCTCGTAGTTTCTCCCAAGCCTCGTGCGGAGGAAGATGAAGAGATTCTTCTAATCTCTCATCTCCTCTGCGACGGCCGGGCGTCGGATCGTCCGACGGTGGCCCGTCGGACGGTGCCGGCTGGCGTTTGCGGCCGGGATTCCGCTCTTCGTAATCCCGACTGCGGTCGGCTTGCTGGGCTCTCGACTTGGCCGCCTGGCTAAACCGGCGATCCCATCCGGGGACAGCAACGGTAGCGGCCGTCTCGTCGATCTCCAGCCAGCCCACGCCGGCCACTGCGTTCCAGAATTGCTCCGTAGCCCCGCAGGTTCGCACCAGACGGGGGATCGTCATGCGGGCCGTGCCATCGGCACAGTGCATTGAGGCCCAGCCCCACAGGTTCAGCAGGTTAAACACCACGTCCTGCACGGGCAGGCCGGTCGTGTCGATGAGCTCCTGAACCTCGGGCTTCTGAGGTAGGGCCAGGTCGTAGGCGATCCATTCACCGGCCATCCTTGGCCTCCATTAAGCGTTAGCAAATCCACGCGCCTGAGACGCGACTGCCGTCATGTACACAGCCACCGGGTCTTCGTTCATGTCTCCAGCGCGGTGAATCATCGCCAGGAGAGGAAGTTTCCTGTAGTCATCGGAAGACGCAGCGCGAGCAATCTCGTGGCAGATCACAGACTCAACGCGACCACGGCGGCGGAGCGGCTCGCAGTCTGAAAACCACGGATGCTCCTTGTCCACGAAAATGTGCAACTCCTTGTTGCGAATTTCATGGCGGACAATCACTTCGTTTCCGGCAACGTGATGCACGCGGATCTTCCAACGACCGGCTTTCGACAACGCTTCCGCAGCCTCGCCGCTCTGCGTCTTGGAAAACTTCCTGTGCCGCTTTCCGCTGCTGGAAGGTTCAACCGTCCCTTCTTCAGGATCATCATTAGACTCGCGACGCCCCTTGACAGCGTCGTTCATGTCCATCTCGATGTCGCTGCACAGCGACGACCACTCAAAGTCCTCTGCCTCGGCATCCGCTCGCTCAAGCACAGGCTTGATCTGCTCGTACACGGTTGCCATCAGCTCGTTCCACTCGTCTTCGTCGGCAAGCCCGTCCTTCAACGGGTTAGGCTGAAACTCAATCCCGAGATTCAGGACGCCGTAGACGCGAGCAGTGTTAAACTCTCCGCAGCAGTCGCCGGTCGTCTGCATGAGCCTGTGCCCCCAGAAGACACTCATGCCATGCCGCGTTGCTTTTTCACCGTCGCAGATAATTCCAAACCACCCGCTGAACGGCTTGCCATACAGTTCGCCATCTACCTTGACAACGTCTCGCAACTTCGGGCCGAGGTTGGGCTTCAGGATGCGGCTTTCGCCGTTGTAGATTGCTTCGATGCGAATGCCCTCTTGCAGTCGCATCGCGTAGAAAAATGACAGTTCATCAAGCAGTCGATTTACATCGTTCAACTGCTTTCCGCACATCGGAAAATGAATCTTCATTCCGGTGGCAGACGCAACAGGTCGCTGCTGAACGTCAAACGACGTGTCTCCGTCCTCCATCATCTGCCGGTAGTTGATCGTCGCCTGCCGTCGCACACCGGCCTTGACGGTGTTGATCGTCGCCGTGCCAACTTGCGTGATCCAGCAAGCAGCGGCAGTGAATCCAATCCCGTACTGGCCTGCGACGGTTGTGTCAGTCCTGTGGTGAACGCCAGGAGACACCATGCGACGCAGGTCATCGCAGCCGCCACCGTTGTCCTCGACGCTCACCGACAAGTTCTTCCGCCGACTGTCAATCCGAATGACGATTTCGTTGCCATTCTGATCCAGTGAGTTGTCGATCAGTTCCTTAAAACACTTAGGCCACGACAGGCTGGTGTTCGCAAAGAAGTTAAAGATGCCGCCGCCAAGATCCATTTTCTCTTTCATGTGTCACCTTTGCTTGCAACGTGAAACCCAAGTCAACAAAAGCCCTTCCAATTCGTCCGCTCTCTCGGGGCACGCATCGAGAAAAGCGAGTGCGTAGTAACTGATCTCATCAAGCATCTGGTCGGGCTTGATGTCTTCGGCGGTGCGAGCGACAGCAGTTTCCTTAGTTGATCCTTGGCGTGGCTTCGTCGCTGGTTTGCTCTGCGGAGAAAGATCGTCAACGACAGCCTTCACGATTGCGGCCGTGATCGGCTTGCCCGTCTGCTCGGATGCCTCGCAGATACGTTCCCAAACAACGGGAACGTCTTCGGCTGGAAGCGCCGCCAGCGGGCGGCACTGGCTTTCAGAATCCGGCAAGGGCAGGTTCTTACTTGGACCAATTGGTCCAAGTAGTCGCATCGTTTGGGCGGCAGAAATCAGCCTGTTAGACTGCCTGTGCGTCCACCCAAACTCATCCTTCACCCACTGGCCGAATCCGGCGTGATGGTCGGCTAGTAGCCGCTGGGCTTTCTCTAATTCGCCGCCAACCGTTTCGATGTATTCAGCAAAAGACCGCTGGGCCTTTTGCTGGGCTGTGCGGATGCGTTCCGTGCATCGCTCAAGCCCCTTTGGTGCTGTAATCACATCTGTGCTCATCGCGCCACCCTCCACACGTTTGCGTTGCGTCCGCTCGCCGTCTTGCGAGTCCCGGCCTCGATCACCAGACCACGCC